TGTAGCGTTACCGTTGCCATCGTCTACAAAAGTTACAAACTCATTACTCTCAAAATCATACATTAAATCTGGCGTACCATTTCCGCTTGTATCTAATTGACAAAATACGCCTATTGAATATTTACCAGACAATGAGCCTATATTTTTTTGTACGTTATAGGAAAAAGCAATTTCTATTGGAAAGCCTTGCCTTAAACTTGTAAGATCAGATTTTATAAGTAGGCTAGTCGAGCCAGTGCCATTTGCTTGTAAGTAATTATTACCAGACAATGGCTTTACGTTAAAATCAGTAGCCTCAATAATTGTGGGCGCTGTTTGTGCTATACCAGAGCCGCTGCCTAAAGTCCATTCGTCTGTACCATATAAAAATTGACTATTACCGTTTAGGTGATTTAGTGGCTGTAAATTACTTTTAAATATTACATCCTTTAGAGGCTTTTCATATCTTTTAACTAACGATCTGTCTAAAGGTACTAGATTCTCTGGACAGCTGAATAATACGTTTTCTTCTTCAGTTGACTTGTAAACGCCATCAAAATCAAAAACTTTATAGCTTATGTTTTCTACTTCGGTAGTAATTAAAAAATCTTTAATATAGTTTTGTATAAGTCCCATTATGCTGTTCCGTCTTGAGTTACCGAGACTTGACCTATTACAGAAGTACTAGCTCTCGGAAAAAAGTTAATTGTATTTGATCGAGTTGATACTCTCTGATTTGCTGAGAATCTTACTCGTATATTTTGAGTACCGCTTACCCCAGTGCTAGGCACGAAAGATAAAAACGGTCTGTCCGCTCCTACTGAAAAATTACCATTAGCTGTAACTGTTAAATCAACAAAGCCAGAATTATTAGCTAAATCTAAAGCACTAGGAGAGGCGCTTACAGAAGTTGCTGGAGTATTGCTTATAGCACTACCAGAGAGCGTCACATTTGCTGACTCGTTTGTTACTCCCATAGTCCCAGTAATTGTAAGCGTAGCGCTTGTATCTGAGTTTTTAGTAACTGTAATATTATCAGCTAGCCCAGTATTTTGTATTGCTGAGATTACAGCAGCTGAGCCTATTCCCCCTTTAAATTCAAAACCGCTTGAAGTTGATAGAGTTCTAGTAAGAGTATAGCTTTCGCCTTCAGATTTAGAGGCTACTAAATCCGCAGTAGATAAACTTATGTTTGAAAGACCGCTCACATTAAGGATATAAGTGTGCGTAAATCTTCTAGTATCAGCTGAGCCTCTTACTACTACATTACCTACATGACCACCAGTAACAAGTGTACCGCTGATAGTTACTCTTATTATATTACCTACTAGAGTTTTTGTAGCTGTTCCAATTGTAGTCTCTACTGAAGTGATATTATTAACGCTTGTGAATTCTCCGTTATTTGATACCACATTAAAAGTCGAGGTAAATGAATTTCCAACTTCACCAGCTGCATAAGTTATTATAATATTTTTTGTTGAAACATAGGCGTTACTTACAGAGTCAGTCACACCTAAATTGATTTGAAAATAAGTTATTCCAGTTGTAGCGCCTCCGCTTTGTGTTTCTGTTTGTGTGGGTGCTGATTGTACATTTAAAGTAAAAGTATCGCTATGAGTATTGCCATCTGAGTCAGTAGCTGTAAGCTGATAAACATCAGAGTTATTACTAAGTGCTAATACACCAGTAGAAAGCTCTCCAAAATTTGCAGTCCCAATAGTTTGAGAAACAGTGCTACTATCTGGTCTTGTCCACTGATAAGCTACTGGCTGATTTTGTGAGCTTAGAACAGTAAGCACATAGTTGCCGCCTACATACATTACCGACTCACCTATTATCTCAATTAGCGGTGCGTTGTATAAATTAGCTGGCGTAGGCTGAGCAGTTTCGTTAGCTATGTCAGCTCCACTAGCTCCGTAAGTTCCTTGATCTACTCTATTGTCTATAATACTAGAGTTATTTATAACATACCAGTGAGCAAAAGACTGAAAGATTCTACTATTTGTAACTTTTAGAATTTCTTTTAATGAATCTTTAGCGTTTCTTAAAATTAGATTGTTATTAGAAAAGATATATCTATTGACTTCTATGTCATGGAAAATAGTGTCATTTGTCGCTCCCCCAGTTTTTCTTATGTCGTTATTTATATAAATATCAAATTCATGACCAGTCAGCTTTAGTATTTCTTTTAAGTAAAAAAATAATGATTGTTTTGAGCTTGTATTGTCAGAAGGAAATGGAACGTCAAAAGTATCTAGAGTACCTAATCCGTCAATAGCCTCTAATTTTAACTCAAAAGGAGCTGAAATAACAGCCTCTCTATATCCGTCATTAACAATAAAACCCTCCCAGATAGGCTCATAAAAAATCTCAGCTCCTAGTTTAGCATCCCAATTCTGATTTATTTGCTCGTATTTAAGTTCTTCATCTTCCCAGTTTTTCTGATAAGATTCATATTGTAATACTTTTACCTTATACTGTCTCTCACCAGCTTTAAAAAAGTCGTCATAAGTATTCGAGTCGGTGACAAAGAAGTTTAAAATACATCTAGAGCCAATTATAGGCGAGTAAATGTCATCATCGGAATCCCATTCTATTATAGCTGGATTGCTAGTACCAATAAGCTGAGTAGGTTGCACACCAGTTCCAAAACGATCTAATACAAAATCTTTTTCTAGTATTTCGATTTTGAATTTATTGTTTTCTACGTCTGAGAAAAATAACTCAAATTTTACCTCGTAAGCCATTACAGTAATCTACTACGATTTTTATTTGCTCTTTGCAAAGCTACTACTAAGTCTTGACCTTGCAGCCTAAATTCACCGCCTACCTCTACTTTTTGTGAGCCTTGCCCTATCATGCCTTTTAATTTATTTAATGGTGCTATGACCTCTGGATTGTTTCTAGTTGATGCCTCACCCACTAAGCCCAGAGTAGGAGTAGATACGATACCTCCGTTAGCAAAAGGGACAGCGCCACCAGATAATTGACCAAAAATAGCTTTAAAACCAGCGCTACCCCCTTTAGCCAAAAGTCCGCTACCACCGAAAGCTGGTAGAAGTATGTTTAAAATGGCAGCGGCTGCCGCAGTTGCCGCTAACTGAATAGCTAATTTTTTAAGACTTTGTATCAAAGATTTAAAAAAGTCACCTCCTTGAGCTAAAGAGGTAAAGGCATTTATTAAAGAGCTACCCACTGCATCGGCAAGAAAATTAGTTTGCTCGGCTGCTTTTTGCATTTGCTCTCTAGTCTTTTGAGTAAACGCCATTAAATCTTCTTCTATGTCCGCAAAATGTTCATCGATAACAGCTACGGTATTTGGGTCAAAAATTTCTTCTGGTTTTGGAAAAGCCTCTTTAAATGCAGTAGATAATTCTTGAGTCCTACCCAAAACTTCACTAAAAGCATCTTTTGCAAAAGTAACTTCGTCTTTTACCTTTTTAAATGACTCAGCTACTTGCTTATTATTTTGAACAGCTTTTTTTGTTGTTTTATTATTGCTTTTTAGAGATTCTTCGTAAAGACCTATAACATTGTCAAGACCTAAAATTTTGTTTTCAGTTATCTGAATTTGTTTTGAAAGTCTTTTATATTCTTCTGACTCAATACCTAAAGCCTTCGCTATAAGCCCTTGCTCTTTGTCTTGTTGCGCTTTAAGTAGTTTTAACTCGGTTTTTAGTAATTCTCTTTGAGCTTTTTCTAATTTTAAAACAGCTGGTACGCCTTTTTCATTTTCTTCAGCTACTTCCTTTACTAGCTTTTTATTTTCTTCTAGCTCTTTGTTAAGATTTGCTATTGTGTCTGTTAATACTTTTTGCTTAGCTATTGTTGTAAAAGCAGTGACTAAAAGACCTAAAGCTATTAATAATCCACCAGTTACAATATTCAAAGAAGTAAATACGCCAATAAGTGTACCTATGGAGCTTGCTAACGTACCTAATACCACAATAAGAGGTGGTATTATAATTGCAAGACCACCAATACCGACAATAATTTTTTTAGTACTAGGCTCTAAATTCTTAAAACTCTCAGTAAGATTTCTTATAAAATCTATAAAGTCATTAGCGTTATTGGTAAGATCAAAAGTATTTACAATCTCTTTTCCTAATTCAGCAAAAGCTATATTTAAATTATCTTTTAATGTAGAAAATACACCTCCTAAAGTTTGCGAGAGCTTTTCCATACCTCCCTCAAATTTACCACCAGCGCCAGTAGCTTCTTCAAAAGCCTTTATAAGCACTGGGAAAGTAACAGCGCCCTCAGAGACCATATCTTTGATTTCTGATTTTGCTACTCCCATAGACTTACTTAGCATATCTATAATAGGTACGCCATTATTTATAAGCTGGAGTAAATCTTGACCCATTAGTCTACCAGCTGCGGCTACTTGACCAAAAGCGACTGAAATACCTTGAAGATCACCACCAGAAACAGCTGCAATATCTCCTATAGACTGTAAGTGCCTAAAAGCATCTTCAGCACTTACGCCAAAGCCCATAAGCGTATTATTAGCTCTTACAAGGTCGTCAAGCTGAAAAGGTGTCCCAGCTGAAAATTTAACGAGCTTCTGAAATGCGACAGCACCAGCTTCAGCGCTTCCAGTAAGTACATCTAATTGAGTTTGCAATTTCTGGAAGTTCATAGCAGAGCTAAGAGCTTTACCGCCTACAAGTGCTAAGGGAGCTGAAAGTTTAAGAGTTAAATTTTTTCCTAAGTTAGTAGCTCTGTCGCCAAAATTTTTAAGATTTCTACTAGCCTTACCTAGTGAGGTGTTTAGGTGTTTAGCATCACCTTTTAAAATTACTTCTAATATATTTGCCATGTCACAAAATTACAAAAAATAGTCTTGTTAAAATTCTATGCCAGCATCTTCACAAACCTTTTTAAATTGTAAAAATTGCTCTTTTGTGCTTTTAGGTTTTATAATTCTTTTAATATTGTCTTGCGGTAGGGTAAAAAGATTGTGCGGTTTTATCATATTTTGCCTTTTACTTACGTTAACATTATGTATCATAGTTGCTAAATACCTCATACGCTCCCAGCTGAGATTCTGTTTTATAGTATAAGATTCACCTAGCCTCTGATTTTCAGCCCAAGTATATCGCCAAAAATTATCTGGGTCTATGCCGACTTGCCCTATGTAATAATCTAGTATCGTTTCCCAAGTGAGGGAGTCGGCTACTTCTTTCCCTCAGAATCAGAGTTTCTTTTAATGCCTACGTTAAGATCGTTGCCTAGAATTTTAGATTCTAGCATAGTATTAGTAATCTTTTCTAATTCGCTAGCATCCACTTCATCTAACCATGAGCCGACCTTGTAAACATTGTAATCTATTTCGTTGCCTTCTTCTTGGTCGTATGCAAGTAATCCAGCATAAATTAAAGCTCTAATACCATTAATAGAAATACCGCCCTCAAAAATAGTACCTATTTTATCCAGCGGTAAGCCTAATTGTTCAGTAAATGCACTCCAAAAGTTCATGGAAAAGTGTAGCGTTCTTTTACGCCCACCAATATCTAAGGTGTAATAACCTCTTTTTTTGTTTGCCATAATGTTTTAAATCTTATTAAGGATTTGTAGACTTAGTGATTGCACCAGTAAGCGTAATTGAGCCGCTGTATGTTACTGGGGATTCTGACTCAGCGCTCATTTCAACGCTATTTAAGAATCCTTCAGCCGAATAAATTTCGTCCGAGCTGAGCGCAGTACCAAAAACGCAAGTAATCTGAGTTCTAGCTAAAAGAAAATCAGCCATTTCTACTGCATTACTAGCATCGTCATAAGCTACAAGACCTTCAAAAGAAATTTCACCGCTCATAACTCCAGCAATCACTTCTTGGAAGCCGCTGCTATCTTTGCTAGTTGCTTCTGGTAAATCATTATTTAGAGTTAGCGTGCAGCTTGTTGTGTGTCCAAGCGTTGCGCCTTCTACCTTTAATAGTAAATTAGTTCCCGAAAATACTCCCGTTGTAGGCATAGTTTATATTTTTAAATTTAATACAAATATAGTGAATATATTTTTTTGTTTTTACGTTACAATAGCATGTATTATCTTAACAAGTAAAAAGAATAATACTACTCCCATAAAGATAATTTTACCCTTATCAAAGATACTATCACTTAACCAGTTGACAATTACATAGCTTTTTATTTTCTGTTTTATGTTATTAAAAAAGTCAATCATTTTTGTTTGTTTTTAGGAGGGTGATTTTTTAGATCATACTTCAGACTTTCTGAAAGTAAAACTCGATCTAAAGTATTGTCGTAATTTTCTAGGATTTGCTTTTGTAGGTCTATTATCATTCTTTCTAGTCTGTCTTTTTCTGTGACTAGAAAATCTATTTGCATATCCTTTTTTTCTATTTGCTCCTTGAGCTGTCTTTCTTCATCTTTTTTCTGACCAGTAATACTCGAAATGACCATAGCCACACTGGCTGCAATCATACCAATTAAAGTATTTACGATAGATGAATTTTCTTTTGGAATAGTATATTTTGTCAAATAAAATAATATAACTACTATTAGCACAAAGACAAAAACTGAGCCGCTAAAATGTCTTATATCACGAGCTGCGCCATTTTTTACGTTCATAATCTTACTTCTTTAATCGTTTCACAATACCTATAATCGAATAAACACTAGCCGACAATAGACTTATAATTTGTAGCACTGGCATTACGTCTCCCATACTTATCAAAAGCGCCAAAATCGTTAATCCTATTGTCCTTACATCTTCCATTATTTTACTGCATAATATATATAAGTATAACCGCTTGAATTACCACCGTAAGCTGTATTCCAATAAAAACCAGTGCTAGAAAATGTTATTCGATCATAGCTAGTGTTTTGTTGGTCATCTTTATTCGCAAAAATTAAAGCATCATTATTGCCATTAATATCTATTCCAAGTGAGTAAAAAATATACCAATCCTCAGAATTTGAAATAGATTTTACAAGTAAAAATCTAGGTTTGAATCCCACTGTAATTTGATTACTTGAGCCAGTTGCACCAGAAGAAACGTAAGTACCTATTTTTGAGCTTCCAGATATTTCTTTCCAGCAATAACAAATAACCTCATCGTCATTTGAAAATGTATAATTTGATCTAGTGCTAACAGTTGTTGAGGTAAATGTTTGATTCCCCCATATTCTAGCATCTTGAGTTAAACCGCCTTCATGTAGATTAGAATTTAAATAAAGATAATTTTGTTCAGCTGTTAAATTTTTATGCCAAAAAAACCAATGACCGCTACTATTAAGTTTTTTCATTAGTACCATATCTGGCTTAGCTCCTAGACCATGACCCCAGTTAAAGTCTTGCTCACTAGAAGGGCAAAGCACTCTAGATATAGAGAAGCCAGCCGCTGGATTTACGCTTACAGTACTTTTGACGTTTCCATCTGTGTTTGCAGTAGGTAAATTTCCTTCGTGACTACCAGCTGACCATAAAAAAGCTACATAGTCTTGCCCATTGGTATTTAAGGCATTGTTAGCGCCAGTAGTAAAACCTTTTTCGTTAAATGAACTTAAAGCATTTGTTTTTGTGCTTTGTGCGCCATCTGAATTTGTCCTAATCTGTTCTTGTACACCTCTAACTGTATCAAATAAAACATGATCTTCTGTGCTGCTTGTTCTTTTTACCCAGACTAAATCTGGATTTATGTCCGATTCTATGTCTTGTGTTCCGCCATTACCTTCATAAGTAACAACATCAAAAGACTTAGTAACAGTAGGAGTAGCGGCAGTCGATGGGTCAGTAGCTATTGCCCAATAAAGGTAAGTACCTCCATCATTGTTCATTGAATTAGCTGATATTCGAAATCCATTTGTTAAAAAATCTACACCTCCCCCGGGACTATTTGCATCTGAAGTTTCAGCAAATATTCGTGTAGTTCTTGGGTTTGTTCTATCTCTTTTATTGTCAACAATTACCCAGCTGCTTGTATCATCGACTCTTTTGAGCATTAGCCAACCAACTTCAAACCCCGTTTCAACAATAGGTCCATTTGATGAATTGTTGCCAGTATATGTACCGATTTTTTGAAAACCAGTTACATCATCGAAGCAATAAGCTATCCAGCTACCAGCTGTTGAAACATTACGAATTAGTGTTGAATTAGCTATCGTATTACTTTCATCTGTTTTGTCTTGTGTACCATTTAATCTTAAATAATCCCAACTGCCATCTATGACATTAGTGTAAACTGTCCAGTTTGAGGTAGAGCCACTATATCTCTTGTAAATTAATAATTTTGGAGTTACTCCAAGACCATGACCCACCTCAAGACCAGTGCTACCGTCTGAAGTCCAAGTAACAATGCTGAATTTAGTCGTATTGTTTACTGAGACTGAAGATGCAATACTGCCATCTGTGTTGCTTACTGCTGCACCACCACCTTTCCAACACCAAGCAATATAATCCACACCATCTTGATTTTCGTTATTGCTTGAGCCAACTGTAAATCCATTTGAATTAAAAGAAGTTAAACTATTTGCGTTTGTTACTTGTATTGCATTCGTATTGCTTTCAAGTTCTTTTGTTACACCTCTAACTCTATCAAATAATTGATGATTGTTACCAGAGCTAATCATCTTAGTCCAAATAAAATCTGGAGCGAAATTCGTACTACCTTGAAAAGAAACATCATTACCAGAGCCATCATATCTATAAATTACGTTACTAGAAACTCCGTCATATTGTTGCTGCTCGTCTTGAGCGTTATCTTCAAATTTATAATAAGCCTCTAAATTGTCTGTCGGTATTGATGCAGTAGTATTATTGTATATGTGTCCTATTTCGGTAGAAGTTAAAACATCTGAATAAATTCTAACTTCATCGATTTTGCCATCCCAGTAACCACTACTTGAATCCCTATATTGACCTAAAGCTAATACCCCAGAATTAGTAGCATCTGTCGAGGTAGTCGTCAAATTTGTTGATGAAACTAGGCTGCCATTTAAATAAATATTTGCTGATTTTGAAGATGCTGTATAAGTATATACAATATGAAACCAAGTTTTTTCGTTTATTGTTTGTGCAGTGTAATTAGATGTAGCTGTATAATATGAATTACCACTAAAGGCTCTAACTGGCTCAATTGTATAATTATTTGAGCTACTATATCTAATTAGAAGTCTTATAATCCCTTCGCCAGTGGTCTTGTCACCAGCACCAATAATAGTTTTAAAACCACTGCCAAATGAGGAGTTCAAATAAAACCAGCCAGTAAAACTAAAATCAGTATTAGTGTAAGGTATTGGAGAGGGTATATCTATATGACTACTACTACCGTTAAAAATAGCACCCTCGCCATAATAACCAGAAGCTCCTCCAGTGTCATTTACTGAGTTTTCAAATTGGTATAAAGCCAGTGCCGATCTATCGCCAAAAATATCTGTAACCGACTTAGAAGTAGAGCTGTAAGTTTCGTTATAAAGAGTAGTGACTTCCGTTGAGGAAATAGCTTTGTTAAAAACTCTTACTTGGTCAATAACTCCGCTAAAGTAATTATAAATAGCGCTTGTTTGTGCTTGCCTTCCTATGCCTACAGACGGAGACCCACCAGAATAAGACTGAGAAGTTACACTAGCGGAGGCTACTAAAGAGCCATCTACATAAAGTTTTGCAGTTGTTTGATCAGAAGTAGCTACAACATGGTGAAAATCATTATAGTAAGTAGTAGAACCAGTATTTAAACCAGTGACATCTGTATTATTATATCTCATAAAAAAGTTTATAGTCCCATCATAAAAATATAAACCTATATTTTGATTAGCACCATTGTAATCGTCAAAAATAGATCTATTACCAGATGCTGTACAATTAACCCAAGCACTTACTGAAAAAGTTTGCTTTTTTCCAAAAAATGAATTTAAACCAGAAAGATCAACCCTAGTGCTAGTTCCATTAAACTCTAAGCCAGCATTTATATGAGAGCCTACTTTTTGAGTACCGCCATTACCTTCATATAAAACTGTCTGAAAATGATCGCTAGGTGTTATAGTATCTTCGCTAGCTGTATTAAATAGCTTTTTATTAAGAGCCATACTTAAAATTTATAATGTTATGTCAAATAATATTACTTTACTTTTTGACTTTAAATTATTTATGTCTTTTTCTTTTTGGTCTACTAAAGCTGCTAAATCGTTTGCAGCTGTTTTTATATCTTCTGGGACAGCCTTAGAAGGGTCTCTAAGTGTTCTAATAAAATACCAATCGTATTTGTCTTTAAATTCAGATTTTGCGCTATGTTTAAGATTTGCTATTTTATCTGATTTTAACTCGGCTAAAGTTTTTGTCCAAGTCTTATCGCTCATAGCGTATTTAAATTGACTATTTACAGAGTCAAAAGATATTTTACCTAAATTATGAATCCTTGAATCGTAGCCTTCTGGTGTCACTAAAGGGAAAAGACCCTCAGCCTTTTGTTCTTTACTTGATAGCTGGTCAAAGCCAGAGACATATTCTTTTTGACTTCCAGAAAATTCGCTGGGTGCTGATTGATAAATTCTTATTTTTCCGTTTTTATTTTGTGCATACATAATTTTAGGTTGCTTCTTGAGAGATTTGATAAAATGCCTCTGAGGTTGATACAAATTTAAATTCTATAAGATTTTTTACAGTGTCGCTATAAGTGCCAGAGATTTTTCTAAATGACCCACTAGAGCCATTTATATTAGAGAAACTAATACCGTAAGAGCCAGACCCTCCAGTAATTACTAAAGTACAAGTAGAGCCTATCTTTACATTTGTAAATGAGACCGCTGCGGTGTGTCCAGCTGTCCAAGTAAATACGTCACCGCTAGAAGTATCTATTGTTATTGTTGATGCTGAGGTTATAGGTACGCTTGCAGTATATCTATTAGCGAGCTGATCGTGGTCGATAGCGTTGTCAGCTATTACGTCTCCAGTTACTTTTGTTATTGCCATATCTTATATTTTTTACAAATTTACGAAAGTTTTATATGAGTTACTTCAATATTGTTAGTCCCAGTAGCTGGCGCAGTTGTAAAAGTTAAAGTAGTGCCGCTAGTGCTGTAATTAGACTTAGACTGGTAAACGCCATCTATATAAATCTGTAAATGATTTTTTGTAGCTGGCTCAGTAGATAGCGTAAAAGTAGTATCTGAATTATCACCGCTAAAAGTATCTATTTCTATATTTGGAGTACCTCCTAAAGCTACTGCATGAGTAACCTCTATGTTATTCGTCCCAGTTGCTGGAGCTGTGGAAAATGTAATAACTTGACCAGAAGTCGAGTAACTACTTTTAGACTGATATACACCGTCTATATAAATTTGCAAATTATTCTCGCTTGCAATAGTGTTAGACATAGTAAAGGTTGTGTCAGAATTATCACCGCTAAAAGTTTCTACTACAAGAGTCGTAGAGCCTCCACCGCCACCACTAGAGGCAGCTATCGTGACTTCATTAGCACTGTTTCTAGTAAGTGTGATATTAGACCCAGCTGTAAGCTGCACTACTGAGTTATCAGAGCCAGAAGTAGAAGTTAAATTTAAATCTACATTAGAGCCATCTGTCGTAGCGTTTAGGTCGTAATTATCACCTCCAGAGGCTGAGGCATCGTCAGCGATTATAAATTTAGAGGTACTGGAATCGTATTTTAATATTTTATTGTTTGCTACGCCAGTTAAATTAACATCTGAAAGATCGCCTATCGACTTATTACCTAGTCTAGTGTCAAATCTAGTATCTGTATAATATAAGTTTGTCCCTTCTGTTAAATCGTCTGTATCAAAACCAGTTAAATTACGAGTATCAAAGTTCACACTATTACCCATAAAACCATGATTAGTGCATTGATAATGTAACACAGTAGGCGTAGAATCCGTAGCTATAATCTGAGTATAAGCTCCAGAGCTACCAGCTGTCCCTACCGTAGTGACTCCAGAGCTATATGAAGTTGTTTTATCAGCCTCGTAATAAAAAGCTAATGGGTGTCCAGAATTACTTGAGTCAGACTGGTCAAATTTGTAGGTATTACCAGCGGTAATCGTTATGTAAGGAGCTTGCACGCCATCAATAACAAATGCGTTACTTGAGCCACTTCCATTATATCTATGGGCTGAGGTCTTACTGGCTACCGTAACTGTAAAAGTTTGCGCTGTCGCTGAATGAGGCTCGCTTTTATTTTGCTTTTTATCTATTAAATTTGTGATAGTTGTATAGAAATCAGCGTCATCATTTAGAGCTTGAGCTATCTCATTTAGGGTATCTAGGGTGCTAGGCGCACTATCGATAAGATTATTTATTTGAGTAGATACATAAGACTCTGAGGCTATTTGCTGGTAAGAGCTGTCAAAATATTCTAGTTTTGAAAGTGTGCTGTTATATCTTATAATCCCAGCTGAGCCAGTTGCTCTGTTTGCTGTCGTACCGATTGGCAAAGCTACTCCGTCTGTCTTTGAAGATATGTCTAGAGAAAAATTAGCAGCCGCTCCGATTCCTACTACTCCATCGGTGTCAACAAAAAGCCCAAAATCGTTACCATTACCGTCTGATAGTTGTTTTCCAGAAGTACTAGCCTCTAAGTTGTCAGTTACTTTTATTAAACTTTTATATGTGTCTTTTATTTTGTTACCAGTAAGCGAAGTACCCATATTTTAATTTTTTACAAATTTACTAATTTTTAGTCATCCCAGTTCGCTGTATCTGACTCCCAATTTATATTTCTAAAATCCCAAAGCTCGTTTAGTATTTTATTAATTATACGCCTAACACTAGAGACCGTTTTAGTTGATTTTGAAAAGCTATTGCCACTACCTAAAGACATTATCTATGCAAATAACAAATAACAGTTCCAGAGGTAATCGAAATACTGGTAAAATCTCCGTAGATTATATGACCTTCTTTTAAATCTAAATTTGTAATAGAGCTGTCTCCAGTGCTTATATTACTTGTCAGAGAAACTACTGCATTTTTAAGGCAGTGTATAGTGCAAAAATCTTCTCCTCCAGTAGTAGAAGTAGTACCATTTTCGTCAAGCAGTCTAAAACCAAAATTACCAAAACTAAGCCTATGGAAATGATTTGCGCTATATAGTTGTTTTGTAGCCATTTAGTTTTTTTTAGCTGGTTTATTTCTACCGTTTTTTTGCGCCCTAGTACAATGACTATATTTACCTCTCCTATTTAGTGACTTACCCATTATCTAGCTTTATCTTTTAATTTTTCGTAAGTTCTATACCCTCCTAGACCTAAAAGAGCCATAATGATAGGATATAGCTCACTCATATCTAACAAAGGCGGCACTGAAGGGTAACCCATTTGCACTGCAAAATAATTTACAAAAGGGTGTAAAACAAAATTCCACGCCAAAGCGAAACCGCAAACCCATAAAATAAAAGGTCTAGCACCAGCGACAAACATACTTCTATGTTGAGCCTCTAGCTTATTTATTTCACTTTGTAACTCTATGAGTCTTTGAGGGTCTAGCTCCTTGCCTTTTATAGCCTCTCTAATATCTAAAGCTAGCCCTCCTATGTTAGACCTTCCGTTTTCTCCTTTTCCAAGTAAATTAAGTAATATCTTTAACATTTATTTTTTTATTGACTGCCAAAATTTTAATAAAGCCAGCAAACGCCTCCAGACTTATTTAAGTCACTGTCTACATGAATAAATGTGTCATTTATGCCTATCCTATGAAACTTATGATCTATAAGAGCTTTTAAAATTTTAAACCTTGTGACAGAATCTTTTGCCGATATATCCGCAGCGCAAGCGCCTCCTTTTGTTGTCGATAAATGACTTGAGTTTTCTGTTCCACCGATAGACTCGTTATGTTCTGGTGACCTTACACCAGAATTTATTTTAAACTCTACTCCAGCACTATGTCTAGCGCTATTTAGTTTTTTTATAAAATCTGGATTCATAAACTCGCTAGCTGGAGCTTCACCGCTAGGGCAATCAAATTCGCTAATTTTAAAATATTTTAAATCTTCCATAATTATAGTTTTTCTACTCTGTTTGATATTTCTATTACAGCTCTAAAATAAGTTTTATCTGGTAAATCTTCTTCAAAATAGGTTGTATTTTCATTCTCGCAAGTATAGACTCTAAAATTATCGCTGCTTAGATCATAATAGCCAGCGCTGCGAGTTCTTATAAGTCTTAACACCTCTGAGACGATTTGATTTGTTTGCAGCTCACCGCCATCGTCTGAAGTAAAGGAATTTACGACTTCTATTCTTGTAATACATTCAGAATTGAAACTGGTTTTATTTTGATCTATTTCGTTATTACTTACTGAGCTTACTTTTATATAAGGCTCAGAAGTATCGCTAGGTACTCTATTAAATACTGGCACTGCTTCCGAATCTATTGTTATAGCGTTTGTAAGCCTATCAATGATAGCTTTTCTTATAAAATGTAAAGCCTCTGTCATCTGGTTAGTCTTTTTAATTTATCATTTACTCTGTCAAGCATTTTTCTAAATTCTATTCTTACAGAAGAAAAGAAAAAAGGTCTAGCTGGTAGATTTACTTCTTTTATGCCACGCCCTTTGAATTGTGCTGCGTAGCTGTCTGGTATGCCTAGCTCTTGCATATCTTTAAGATTAACAAGCCTACCAGTACCAAATTCTACATAAGGAGCGTATTTTGCTTTTGCTTTTACAAAGCCTTGACTATCAAATTTACCTCCAGTCCTACCAAAGACTATACTTTGCTTTAAAGTTCCTAAGTCTACTACGACATTTTGCTTCATACGTCTAGAGCTTAGAGCCACTGTCTGACCTACTTCTTTTGATAATTCTTTTTCAGAAATACGCCTTAAATCTTCTAGTTTGTTTTCTAGTTTTTTTAGGTCTGTTTTATTTATTTTAATATTAACCAATTTTAACCGCTTTTATGGTTGTAAAATATTTATGTACTGAGTCAAACATTTCGCTAATACGATAGTCGCCAAAGACTCCAGAGATTTTTAACAGATCACCTTTGAGTATATTAGCAGCTGTTTTCTTTCTTACAGTAAGGACAATCTCTAAATATTGCTGTCTTTTACCATTCTCTGAGACTATCTCGCCTTTTACTTCTTTTTTATTAGCCCATATTGTAGAGTTAACAGCTACCGTAGAGGTAGTACCGCCAAAATTATCAGAGCTTTTTGTCAGTCTTTTTACCTCTACTCTAGTATCTAATTTACCAGCATCCATTAAATATACATAGTTTTCATACCAGAGAGAATTGATTTTACTCCAATTGGAATTTCATTTACTGTCTGACCAGATACAAATTCAGCTCTATTATCGTAAAACGTAGCTACCATTCTTAAAATGGCTTGCTTCAAAAGGCTGTCATCTACTCCAGAGGTAGTATAATTTACTTTTATTTCTTGCGCTGGTAACTCGTTTAGCTCTATAATTTCATTGTCTAGACCTTTTACCTCGTAAGTAGCGCTGCTACCGTCTACTGTGACAGAAGTGATTGAGGCAATAGGCGCAAATGGTAAATTAAAACGCTCATTTGCAAAAGGTAAATAATAACTACGAGTCTTAGCTACAATATCTTTAGTCAGATAGTTTTCTATGTAAATGCGAGCTTCTGTAATCATTTGACCTATAATAGTATCGTCATCGGAAGAATCGACTCTGATAAAATCTTTGGCGTTTTGTGTCGTTACTATCTCGCTGCCAGTAGTAGAATTTATTTTAATCTGACTATGAAAGTCGTTAGGCACTTCGCTAAAATATTGATTTTTATAGTATGCCATTATTTAGATTTTTTTGTTTTTCTTTTTTTCGTGCCTTTATGTTCTTTAGTTTCTTTGGGAGCTTTATCCTCTTTATGACTTTCAGCTTTTACGCCTATGCCTTTTGCTATGTAGTGATTAGCAGTCTTTTGATCTAGTTCATAGATTTCACCTTCATTACGCCAGCCATCATGACCAGAGATAACAGATTTTTTTATAAGTATTTTCATAATGTAAATATTTTTACAAAGATAAAAAAAAGCGTCATAAATAAATTACAACGCTTACAACTAAAACTCTGTCGAATAAAGTGTTATTCAAATACAAAGTTATTAAATTTATTTTTATGTTTCCCTTTTTTGGATAATCTTATTGATCTCATATTTCCTAAATTTTTAAATATAAAGAATCCATCAAAGTAATCTACCCAGACAGCAAAGTAGTCAACACGATCTAAAGTGTAGCTGACTTTAGCGTTTGATATTCTACAAGCTACTGTCGTATGATAGGTGTCTGGTGTTTTAGTCGTAGATTTTACTTGTACTTTGAATAATTTTTTGCCATTGTCTACGATACAATCATAAACACATGAATCTAATAAAGGAAAACTGATATTGTAACCTCTTCTCAAACATTCGACCGCAAAACTGTATTCAGCTAGACATCCTCTTAAATTATTATCCACCTTATTAGGTTTGTACTAATTTACAAAAAAACCCTCAGTGGGGTCTGAGGGCTAGATAAACATCTAAAACAAATGAAATGAAAAAATTATTTACTCATTGAGTTCAATAAGTTATTTAATTTAACGATTTTTTTTATACTATCGTCTATTTTTTTCATACTTTTTTTAAAAGTGTCTTTATTTTTGTCAGTCTGTTTTGCCATTGTTGTAAATCGCTATTGAAATTAGTAACATAAAAATACAATCGTATAAGGCGTTAAATCTATATACCATTCTAAAAGCCCACGCTATAAAAAATAATACTAGAAAGATTTGAATATTCTTTTCCATAGCTAAGATAAAAACATCAATGCAGCTATGGCAAAGCAAAATAAAAATACTATTACGTCTCTGGAGAAAAACCAGAAAAAATTTAAGAAATTTTTAAGTGACGATTTGTGTGATTTGATTTCAAGTAGTACATATTTTCTCATAAGATAATTTTAGTTATACAATAAGAGGGCTTTGCAGCCCTCCGTTTTAGTTGTTTAAAATGTCCAGTTAAAATATTTATTTGCTATTCCTACGGTTGTAGTAAATGTTTTGCCTTCTTTTGTTATATCACAAAATTTATTTTCTCTGTAATTTAACTCTACTTTATCTCCTTTTTTGATTATTATACCTTTTGAAGATTTTATATTTCTATTTGATATTGCTGTCATTTTATTTTGTTTTAGTTGTTATTGTTTTACTTTGTAAATTTAAACTTTTTTT